GATCGGTTGCCACCGAGATTGCCCCACATCCTTGCGGGTGACGTAGACGCCATACCGTTTGAGCAAATTTCGGATAACATACCCTTGTTCACCCATAGTGGCACCGATCTCGCTGTATGACATACCTGTCCTTGCCATCTCGACGATCTGTGAGAACCGCTCTGGAGACCATTTAGAATATGACCCCTTCTTCCGCCCCCTAGTCATTTCATACGCTCCTTCATCATTGCATCTGCAATAGCATAGGCAAACTCGGAGGATGACTCCTTCCCCAGAGCAATCATTGCCGCCATGGCAAACTCATCGCGTAGGGTCTTCTTTTGCTTGGCAATGGCCAGTGCGTTCTTCAATTCTGCTATCTCTATCTCCTGTGCCGATCGGTGCTTTGCCATAAAACCACGCCCGGCATCGGCCAGCTTCTTCCGTTCCAGATCAGTCAATTCAATCCTTGTCATCACTTTTTCTCCCCCAGTGTTTTGGTAACAATACTTTGGACAAACGAAGATGCCATACTTCCATAGGCAGGGCTTCCGTAACTATCTTTAGCACCTTGGTCCAATTTGAATAAAGCTTCCCGCAACCGTTCAATCTCGTCAGCGGCATTAGAAAGCAACTCGTATGTGCTTTCTTCGGCAGACCAACGCCGCAACCGTTTAACAATGTCCATCATTCCCCCCTCAGTCTCAGGATAGCATCTCTTGCGTCAATCAGGCCCTGCTGCGCATTAGCAAGCCTCTCACGCAACTGATCATTCTCTCTGTATAAGTGTGTCAGCTCGGTGTGTTGCCGCTCCAGTGTGCGTGTGCATTCCCGCATTACCTTGGCAAGGTGACTGTCTGTCACATGCGTTTCAAGGCACCGTATGAAGTTAGCGATTTCCAAATCACGGTGTTGGTTTGTCATCATAACCTCTCAAGATATCGACCATGATGCCGCGCTTGTACTCGTCTGACTGTGACCATAGGCGAGCAAGTTTGAGACAGGTCTCCATGGTGATGACTGCACCGTCCTCTTGGCATATGCGGAAGATAACTTTCGCTCTTTCCCCGGCGATAAACTCAGGCATGTCTGTCATTTCTTAAACCCCTTATATCGATTCATTATTGATTCACTAAACAAGGAAATTGTATCGCGTTGCATGGTCATATTCAAGGATTTACGGATCTCAGGGTTAACAAAGGTCCAGCATTCCCCTGTCTTCCTGATCCAGCACACCCATTGTATATGCGCCTCGTCTCCGCACTCAATCAGAAACTCCGCATCCGCTAGACCCAGCGGTGTCATCACTTCGATCGTCGGGCTCAACCGTTTCACTATCCTGTTCTGCACCCTTTACCGCCTTCTTCTCTACCTTGCCTGTGAGCTTCTCTATCTTTTTGTTGAGCCGGCCAACAGTTGATGCCAGTCGGTTGTTCTCCTTCTTGATCACCCTGTTCTGCTCCTCGACACTCTCCACCTTGTCTCGATACATCTCCAACTTGATCATGTCTGCCCGCATGTGGGCCAGCATCACCCTTTGCTTCGTTGCCCTGTCCAGAAGTTGCTCGCGGGTCTCTGTGTTTACATATGGGGGCTGGATACTCATTGGACTGCCCCTTCCTGTAATGTCTCTTCAATCACAGTCAGCATGCGCTCATGCGCCCTAGCCTCGGCCTCTCTCACCGCAGAGTATGCCACCAGTGCTTCTCTGGCACGGCCATAGGCTAAATCCACACATGCGTTCAAAACATCCATGCGCTCTCTAGTCCCCTCAAAAAGGTCAGGGTTGTATTGGCCCCACTTGGTTGCCTCTGACACCAGACCCATCCAATCCTTGGCGCATTCAATAACGTGCTCTCTCGTTGTCATATCAATCATCCTCATTAGGTTCATTATCAATTGTGATCGGCTGCCTATGTGCCGCGTTCTTGGCCGCAAGCAATGCCTGCTTAACCAATTCTCTCTGCTCTGGGTCCAGTGTGCTGGCATCGATCGATATTGCCTTGACCTCCAGAGGATCTCCATTCACCCCAGAGATCTCGGTGTGCTTGACCTCTCGGTACTCTGTGGCAAACCTACTCTTTAGGGCGAAGATCAGCAATGCTGCCGGGGTATCCCCCTCACCAAGGATTGCTGACTGTAACACCTCTTCAAACCAGACCTGCGCTCCGAGCTTCGCCATTTTAAGGGCTTCAGAAAAGTCTGGGAATTGCCTCTCCCACTGAATCAAGGTCTCATGAGTGATACCAAGGGTCAGGGCGATCTTAGCCCTACTGGCACCAGTGATGCCGAGATCTATAACCTTGTCGAGCATCCAATCAGGTTGGTACTTGGTTGGTCTGCCGAATATATACTTTGGTCGTACGACTTTAGGCGTAATGCCTATCTTCTCTTCGAAGGGGATGATATCACCCTTGGGTTTCTTCGCCATTATGCTGTTTCCCTTAACAATTCAAATTCTTTGTGTTGCGTCTCTGGTGTCCAGTCCGTTCCAATGCCTTGATCTGCGGCCTCTGGTTCGGGTTCCTGCAACTGGCATTCTGCCACATGGTCCTGATATCGAGAGACCCAAAACCGATGATCTCGGCCTTGCTGTCGCGCTATGACCTGACTGACCCTAGAGCTGGATATACCGAACTCTGCGGCCACATCTTTAAGTGTCCTGCCCTTTACCGACACCTCATATAACATTTTACGATCCCGATCGGTGTCACGCACACTTGGTGCCGCTTTGTATTGGATGGCCTTAATCCACGCAGCATTTAGCCGGGCTGTTTCTTCCTTAATTTCATCGCGAGGTGCGCCCCTTAAATGGAAATATGCGGCAGAATTCCACTGATCCGATTGCCTATCTTTCCGATACTTCTCATATCGAGCCGCCGCCATCACCTCCCGCTTCAGCTCTATCTGCCGCTCCAATCGCCATAAGATGCAGTCCTCATGGGTTTCGGCTATCTTGGCAGTCTCAGTTCGTACCCACTGCTCATTCTTAGGTGTGGCCTTCAATGGCGGTTCAGCAGAGAAATACACGCCATCGCACCACACCCCAGTGATAAAAGTTTTTGCTGGGTTGAGTTCCAGTTTGGTGTAAATCACTTCAGACATGACGCATATTACTCCATAACCATTGATATTGCTATCGTTTTTGTATTTCCGTATTTGATTTGTAAACCTAGCACAAACTTAAAAAAAGATCAAATTTGTTGTTGACATGCCCATTGGGCATGCTATGGTGTTGTTAATGCAAACAACGAATTAAACGGAGATACCAGATGACAAACTTCACAAACTTCACCACCCGCCGCAACGGTTCTGATTTCGATCTTTACGCTAATGGTTTTTGTTTTGGCCGCCTTGCTGATTGCGAAACCGCTCACGTTTTTATCTGCGACGATGAGCGTCTCGACCAGCATGTTCAGTTCCGCATTGAACCCGACTTTTCGATCCGTGAAATACTTTCGGCAATTCGCGCTGGTTACAAAAATTATCTGGCCGATCTCGAAGACGATGCGCTGTTAGGGCGCGATTGATCCAACGGGGGCTTCGGCCCCCTTTTTATATCGCCACGAGTCAAACTTGATACGCAGCTCCGCCATATTATTTAATTCAGTTGCAGGCACCCAATACGCTGGTCGGTTATTGTTCCACTTGTCAGCCCAGAACCGTTTGTCCTTGCCGGCCTTGCCAGTCATCCACCCCACCAGATAGACCTTGGGCAGATCATAGGTCAGTGCAAGCACATAAGGTGCCTCGTCTTTATCCGCCTCATGTAACCGCAAAGAACCATCAGCATGCGGCGTAGATCTAACTTCGACGATACCGCCCACATCAGGAATACGCATGTTCTCAGGCTGCTGAGACCAATTGCAATCAAGATATTTTGAGACAGCGTATTCTGCGATCGCCCCGCCTAAATTGGAATCAAACAGACCTTTAGCCCCTGTGGCGCCATATGCATGTGCGCTGCCGCTATACATTCTCGCCGTAGTCCGTTGCAGTCCGATGTAAGATGCAAATTCAAATTCTACCCGTGACAATTCAATCGTTATCATCTGCCTTACCCTTTAAAACGTCATTCCAATCTTGACCAATTACGTCTGGTATTCTCACAACCACTTCACGCTCAAACTGCACCGAGATCCTATTCGCCAGAGCAAAGGCCTTAGACTGCCCGGTAAAGTTAACGTCATTGTCACCGAATATGTGGATGGTGCGAGCCTCTTCAGGGGGCACCCACTTCGCCAACAAAGCGCTATTGATGGCCGCCCAGACCGGCATCCTGAACATGATGGCCGCCGCCATGGCCGACTCAATCCCCTCTGCAATACCCATCACCGGGGCGGCATCCCAGATCCGAATCGCGCACCCCTCTGGTAACTTGCCGGCCATCACCCGCTTTATCGGGCTAGCGGCTTCGTTCTTCTTACCGTCCCGCGTCAGGGCAGTCAGGTGGACATTGACAGGCTTACCATCCACATCCGATATCAGGGCGATCATCCCACCAGAGTACTCACGGATTGCTTTAGAGGCCCATGGGCGGCCAAGTCGGCTCTTTAGGTACAATGCGGCGGGCGAAGCCGTCGAAGGCTGCCACGAGCCTTCCCAAGCGTTCCTGATGGCCCTCTGTTGGGCTATCTCATCCCGCTGACCCTGCGGCATCTGTTTTACGGTCTTCCAGACCTCCTGAACGTGCTCGGCAATTTCTTTGAATGATCGGCCTGAAATTTTCTGAACCAGCATGAACCCGTCCCCGCTACCGCACTGGGAGCAGAAATAGGTTCCCAGCCCCTCTTTATCGTCAAACCTGAACCGATCCTTGCCACCGCAGATCGGGCAGGGGCAGTGCTTTCCAGTGAGAAATTTGCTCTCAACCCCCAGACTAGGCAGCAACTCCCGCCACCGTCCCCGTGCCAGATCCCGCGATGGTGTTTGTTTTAGCATTTTGTTTCTCCCGCTGTTTTGCTTTTGAAATGTTGTAGTGCTTGATCCAGCTCTCGGTCTCTGCGCTGATGAAGCGCGACTTCTCATCCGACAGGCCCCTCGGCCAGACACCCAGCCGTGTCCGATAGGCGTGTGCCGCCCAACCATCTTTGTATCCACGCAGGTGTGCATGCAAGCGTAAATCGCTGTAGAAGACCTGCTTCTTGTGCTGGGGCCATTCGCCCTTCTTGTATTTTTTATCCTTCGTCAGCTCTATCAGCTCGCCATCGACAACCTCGGTCTGACTGACCGCCTCGGCCACAAACCCGCAGGCAGGGCACTTGTTGGTCTTTGCAGGCCGCAGGAAGGCACACTTGGGGCACTCCTTGGGCAGACGCTCCTTTTGCACTGCCTTAGCCTTCTGACGAGCCTTGCCGTCATCGAGGGTTGTATGGTTGATGTCGGTCACGAATCCCAGACGGATTGTGGTATCGCTGTGGTCGAGGATCAAACAATACTCCTTGCCAGTGGCAGGGCGCAGACCGCGACCGATCATCTGGACGTACAGCATCTCGGACTTGGTAGGCCGCGCCAAAATGATGCACCGCACATCGGCGTCGAAACCAGTGGTCAGCACACCGACATTGCAGATCACCTGCGTGTCCTTGCGCTCAAACCGCTTGATGATCTCGGTGCGCTCAACCATCGGCGTATAAGCGTCCATGTACTCGACCAGAACCCCAGCCTCCTCGAACTGCTTCTGAATGTGTTTGGCATGGGTACGGTTAACCGCAAAGCAAACGGTCTGCTTGTTCAGGCCCTTCTCCAACCATGTGGTGACAATGTCCGCGACCAGTGCGCCTTGGTCCATAGCCTCGCCCAACCCCTTGAGGTCGTAGTCGCCGGCAACAGTCTTGACCGATCCAAGATCAGGATGCGCCGGGGCGTAGACCTTGAAGTCGCACAGGTGCTTTTGGTCGATCAGCTCCTGCATAGTGGTGCCAATAATCAGATCATCCCAGATCTTGCCCATGCCTCTGGCCCATGGTGTGGCGGTCAGGCCAACAAACGGAATCCGCTCCCACTGTTGGTACGAAACCCACTCGCCCAAAAACTTGAACATCATATGCGCCTCATCGACGATGACCAGATCAGCGTCTGGCAGATCCCGGCGCATCAGGGTCTGGATTGAGCACACCTGAACAGGCTGCCTAGGGTCTGTCATCTCGTGCTGGGCCTGCATCACGCCAATCTCGGTGATCCCGTTCTGTCGAAACCGCTCAACGGTCTGGTCGATCAGGGTCAGAGACGGCACCGCGAAAATCACCCGCTTGCCCTTCGATCGGGCCATGGTGATTATCGAAGCCGCAATGACGGTCTTGCCTGCGCCTGTAGGCAGTTGCACCACTGGCCGCCGTTTACCCGTTCCAAGGGAATGACGCAGTTTGAGAATTGCCTGTTCCTGATAGTTTCTAAGTTGTGTCATAACCCACCATCCCTACTCTTACTATTAATAACCATTCTTACTGGTAAGGGTCTTAATATCTTTATCTTTATCTGTATCTCTATATATGAAGGTGCGTTCATCGACCGTTGAAGGACCGTTGAACGGTGTTTCAACGACCGTTAAATTTCGTTTCTTTTTCAATCGTTTAGCAGCAGACAATTTACCCGCCTCTGACTGCTGTTTGCGTGTACTTTTTACCTTGTTAAGGTCACTCTCTATGCGACTGTGTGTCCATGTACCATTTTCAACTGCAAAAAATTCAACGACCGTTGAACGAGCGTTCAACCACTGTTCGATCGGCAGTTTTACAATCCCTGCTAAACGCTTGTCATCGTCGGGTAAAGGCCCACCTCTTTGCCAATAATTTAAGATCAGCAGGAAGTATGCACCGTGTTCGACGGTGGTGAGGTGTTGCGTGT